CCATGCCAGCAAATGAAGTATTAGACTTAATCATCAAAATAGCATTGTTTTTTATTAATGCTACAACCGTTGCCATTATCTTAATCATGATAAGCAAATGGCATGGGCGCATGGAGAATAAGCTGAACGATATACAAATGTATATTCAGCATGTAACGGACCGTAACGACATTGCATACATCAATATGCTTGAAAGCCTCAAAAGAGAGCTTATAAAGGCTGAACGTTACGAAGATGTAGAAGGGATAAGCAAGTGCATTGAACAGGAATACGGTCGTCTTAAAAGAAAGATAGATGATCAAAGTAAAAACGAAAGCGATAATAGGAAGGAGGAATCATGAAGAAGATAATGTTTAACGATAAATTTTCCCTAACACAAGCTGTATTAGAAGGTCGGAAGACCATGACGAGAAGAATAGTTACTTATCCTTTAAAGTTTAGAGGTGTAAACGTTGCAGGATATTTTGTATGTAAGAGACCTTCTGGTGAAGTCACTGAAATATGTATGTATGACGAAGATGAACGTATGATTGATGGCGGACAAATTCTCCCAAAATATAAAGTTGGCGAAGTAGTTGCCATTGCACAAAGCTACAAGGATTTAGGGTATGATCCAGACTCATTAGATAGAGATCCCAAAGACTTAGGTATTCGTGGTTTTATGAAACATTCCGCAGGCTGGAATAACAAGATGTTTGTTTCGGCTGCTGCTTGCAAGAAACATATCAGAATCACCGGAGTCAAGTGCGAACGCCTACAGGACATATCGGAAGCGGACTGTTTGAAAGAAGGGATTATAAAATATACTAAAGACGGAACAGTTTTTAAATATGATTTATCAGACAGATTTGAGATGTTTAGTTGGCAAGATATGAAAAGAAGTCCTAGAGAAGCCTTTTCTGCCCTGATAGATAAAGTCTCAGGCAAAGGAATGTTTGCATCTAATCCTTATGTATTTGCTTATGAATTTGAATTAATAGACTAAGATTATGAACCAAAGAATAGACAATAACCTTCTGGCGGAATGCTTGAAGGCTGCAATGAAGGTAGAGTATATAAGCAACAGCAGGGAGCTTAAGATGTACGCCTATGCTCTGTACAACGCTCATATGTGGGCGAGAAAAGCAAAATAAAAGAGGACCACCCGAACCATCAGATAGATCCTCTTTTC